CTATCTAGCTGATTTACAAGCATGGTTTGAGCTGCTAATAAATTTCCTACATTTACATATAGTTTACCTGAGGATGCTACCATTGCTTGCATTTCTTTTCTCATGGCTATAGCACTATCTCTAGAAATACCAAATTCTCTAGCTATTAGTGTTGTTCTTTTCTGAGATTCCATAGCGGATTCGACAATAAGTTTAAATACTGCTGCTAGTGCTTTTCCAAATGCTGCAATAGCTACTACTGGTACTAGAGCTTTTTTCATAGCTTTACCAAGTGCTTTTGTACCTGCTTGCATCCCGGTCATACCTTTAAGACCGTCTTCCAGCCCAAGTTTTCTTATTTTTTGAATAGCACTAGTACCTGTTAATAATTTACCATTTTTACCTAACAGTTCGTCTTGAAGACCAAGCTCAATAATTTTTTCTTTATTTAATCCTGCACCAGTTTTAAAGTTTATATCAGCTACTTTTTCACTATGTATTTGTGCTTTACGAGCTGCTTCTGCTGCATCTTGGAATGGTTTAGATATTGCCCCTAAACCAGGTATATCCTTTACAAAAGCTGCCATACCGTTAAAAAATCCAACTTTATCGTTAATCGACTCAGCGTATGTCTCCAAATTTTTATACTCGTCTACTATTTGACTGACTGAATCTTTACTTTCGACTAATTCTTCGGCATACCTTTGTGTCTGTTCTAAAATACCGTCTTCAATGTCAAGTTGTTTTCTTTTACTATTTAACTTTTCACCTAGGATTTTTCTCTCATCTCCTTCAGCTATTAAAAGACCATCTTGTGTTTCTGCTATCTCTCTAGTAAGGTTTCTTACTTTTTCTTGAGCTAACCTAAAATCATCTGTTGCTTTTCTCTGTGCTGATGTTATTTCATAAAGTCTTGTTTCTAGTTTACCTCTTTCTTTAGAAATTTCCGCTACTGCTTTATTAGAGGTAAATACTTTACTTTGAAGATCGGCAAACTTACTTGTTTGCCTATTAATAGTATTGAATAGTTTTCCTAATTCTTGAGCATCTCTAGTTAATGCTTTTGAACCTTTTGAGGCTTCAGTAAGATTCTTTTTTAGTTTACCGGACTCTATGTCGTTTATGTTTTTTGTAACTTTTTCGAATGCCGTTCCTATTGCTTTAGCATTATCCCTAGTAGTCAGGATCATACCTCTAAGCTCACGCATACGATTTAATGCCTTACCGTCTCTTAAAAAATCAAAATTATCGTTTTCTGCCACCGTGTTTCTTTTTTATAAATAGGAAAGACCTCTATTATTTAGAAGTCTTTGTATTGTAATTAGGTTTTATATCGGGTCTCTGTATTTTAGCCTTCTGTAAGCCTTTAGCTTTTTTCATAGCCTTTTCCTGTTCTTCATTTCTCTTATCGTAATGGTCTTTTAATTCCTGGAAAGTAAATTTTCTTAACCATATAGGCATATTGTATACATCATTCCATGTATATCCTCCATTTCCGTTAAAAACTATTTGGTGTATTTGACTAAATAGGACATTTCTATAATTAGAGCTTAGGCCAAAAAAAGCCTACCCCCAGGGGTATGTCCACTCCTTCCTCTGGGCTAAATTCAGGTTTAAATACCATATTAATATCTGGTGATATTTTAAGTATTTCATTCCTTAATGCCCTTGCATCTTCTGCTAATAAGTAATTATCAACAAAATTTCTTATATCTGTATCAAGGTCTGAGCCATCTACAGATGTTATTACATGTTTTAATCTAGTGGTAACCTCAGGTGAAGCTTCTGTATCTATTTTAGCTAACCCATCTAATTCCTTATCTATTGCTTTTTCATCAGCATGTGTAAGAATTTTAAAAGTTACATCTATTTTACTTTTTGGTAAAGTAAATTTAAATTCGTTTTTTCTATCTTTAAATAATTTTAAATCGATTTCTTTTTCTTTTAATAAACTTAAATCTATTGTATACTCTTGTCCTCTGTAATTAACAACGTAGTTTTTACCGTATGCTAATATTCTTGCTGCTATCATCATAGCATTCTTATCTCCTACAAGTAAACTACTGTAGTCAACATCTTTTGTTAAAATAAGAGATTGTAAAAGTTTATCGATTACTGTACCGTTTGTAATGTAGTTTTGATTGGTAAGTATGTCTTCTTCCTTAGCAGTCATATATTTCATCTCTAATTCTCCTTTTGCTAATGGAGAATCTTCTGGATATAATAATCCTTTTGATGGTAATACTACGGTTTCTGTTGGTAAATTAAATGTTTTGCTCATAAATAACTATTAAGTATAACTTGTCTTGATATAAATATACGAATAAAATTTTTTTAAAACAACAAAAAACCCGACTAATTGTCGGGTTCTTAATAAAGTATGTAGGGTAGCGGTTAGTAATTTAAGATACAGTAGTCCATCGCTACAGTTAACGATACATCGACTACTTCACTATTAGACCAATCATAGTCTCCGAAATCTGCTGTAGTTACGAATCCTCCTTTGATGACCCATTCTCCAACGATATCACCAACTGGTCCTAATATGTTTAATGTTAGATCCTTTTTGTAGAAATCTGAGTATCCAGCTCTACCTGTTACTGACTCATAAGATAATCTTGCCCACTCCATCACTGCTTGTGCACCTGAAGGTGTGATTGGATCATATAAAGTCATTGTAATATCAGCCCATTCTCTTTTTCCTCTTATTTTTCTATAAGAGTTGATGTGGTCTAACTTAATCACCTCATCTGTAAATTCTGGTGCTGATACGTTCTTTACTAAGAATGATGGAATACCATCTACGTAAAGGACAAATCTATTCTGAACTTTCGGCTCGAAAGCTCTAAACATTATTTCATTTGGATCTAATACTGCCATGTTATGTTACTTTATTATAAATATCTATGTTTCTAATTATGCTCCGAAAGTCGCTCCTGTTGGTTCTACTACGAAGTCTAATACTATAAATTCTGCTGTCTTAGCTGGCTGAATATAGATCTGACCTACTAATTGGTTTCTGTCTATAACATCCGCTGTGTTATTACTGTCATCCATTACTACTCTGTAAGCGTAAAGACCTTGTCTCTGTGTTACTGAATCTAAGTATGGGTTAACCGCTGATAAGAATTTGTTTCTTGTTGTAATTGTATTTTGTTCGAATACTAATGTTGAAGCTTGATCTCCAATAAACTTCTTAAGATCAATTAGTAATCTTCTTACATTTACTCTATCTAAAGCACTTGCTTTAGTCTGTAATGTCTTTTGTCCAAAGATTGCAATACCTGTTCCTGGGAATGTAGCAATTGGGTTAACTTTGCTTTGGTATAAAGTATCTCTATCGCTTCTAGTTAACTTTCTTTCTGCCTGAATTACTCCTGGTACACCACCTCTAGTTAAACCTGCTGGTGCAAACCATGGTGCTGCTGCTCCATCTGTAAATGCATATACACCTGGAATAAATACTGATGCTGGTGCCCATACATTCTTACCAGTAGCTGATGCTGTCTGTAACCAAGGCCAGTAAGCTGCTGTATAAGAGCTGTTTAATAAGTCTGCCTTTCCTGTTACATTAGCTATTGTTGCTCCGTAAGAATATAAGTCTATCACTGCTATACAATCTCCTCTTGTTTCAGTCAAAGATATAATACTATCAATTGATGTAGAATGTTTATCGTATACTAAACCTGGTGCTGAAATTACATTGAACAAGTAAGCATCTGTATTTTCTAAGATTGCAATTGCATCTGTATAATTTCCTGTTGTTAAACCTTGTGTTCTAGTATTAATATTTCCGAAGTAGTTATCTCCTCCTACTACATTTGCTCCTGTTCCACCATTAAATGATCCAGAATGTGCTGTAGGTAAAGAACCTGATGCACTTCCTACTCTAATTAATCCATCGTTACCGGTATAGTTAAGAGTTTGTCTTGGTACTGATGCTACTCTAATATAATTAGATTTATTAACATAATCTCCAGTTACAGAAACATATGTTGATGAACCGTCTGTACCTTTTGAAGTAGTTTGGTTACCAATCACTTTTTCTACATAGTTATCTGCATTTGGATCTAATGATAGGTTGTTAAATGTTTCAAGGACTATTTTATTTTTGTGATTATCATCACCTCTTCTTACCGATAGTGAGAATGTTCCTTTTGCATTGCTAATGTTAGAAATTTCCCATCTAACATTATCTGAGTTACCTTCCACTAATGAGCTATCACTGTTGTAAGCTCCTGAGTTGTTCATAATAACTCCTTTTCCTAATGTTTCTATAGTAAAAGGTGCTGAACCGCTACTTGCTGTTACTCCGTCATCTGTTGCTGCAGTAAATGATCCTGTTACAACTCTTGTAACTAAACAAGTGTCACCTCCTTGCTGGAAGTAAGATTTAACTGCTACTGAAGTTAAGAATTCAGATTTTTCTGATCCTGTTTCAAAAGTATCCCCAAATTTTCTAACGTATTCGCTATATGAGGTAACAGTTGTAGGTACTTCTACTGGTCCTTTTACAGTAGGTCCTATAATTGCTGCTCCTGCTTCTAAAGGTGCTGGGGCGATGAAAGAGATGTCATTTTCTCTTTGAAATACACCTGGTGAGACTATTGATTCTGCCATTTTCGGTAAAGTTTATAATATTGTCTTATATAAATATATGTAAATAAACGAAACCACTTTATGTAGTGTAGTGTTCGTCTACATATATAAATAGAGTGTGGTTTTGTGAAAAGTTAAGTTATCGGAGTAAATGTTCCTGATTCGATATCAATGGATCCTTTTCCGTATTTCTCTTCAAGAGTTTTAGCAACTTCTACTTCTAATTTAGTAGTTTGATTATAAAACTCTTCAACAGATGTTTTTCTATTCTTAACTCTTATTTCAAGAAAACCTATCTCTGAAAGCTCTTCTTTTACAGCTCTTTTTCTATTTCGTAGGGCTTTTAAATCATTTAACTCCTGTTCTGTTAATTTAATTTGTTTCATTTTAATTTTTATCTATATAAGTTAATGTAAAGTTTTAAAAAAGCATCTCTATACCTTTCAGATAAACTATTAAATAAATCATTATGGAGTAATTTTTCTTCATTTAAAGTTAAACTATCTGTAAGAAATAATTCATAGGTATTTTTAGGTATGATATTTTCTTTTTGTAAAAAGTCTAAAAAGTCTATCTTTTCTTTATATTTTTTTTCAGAGATATTAAATAATTTATTTTCATCTACAGTCCCTTGATATAATTTTAGAATATTTGCAATAATTACTCCTGCATCATCCTTAGGGAAATCTATAAAATAGTGCATAAAAAAAGATTCTATTTCAACCCTTGTAGTAATTTCGTTATAATCTTCTGTTATACTATTTTTAAATAACTCAACCGGGTTATACCCTTCTTGATAATTATCTGAGATTAATTTTGCTAAAACATTATTACTTTCAAAAGAATGTACACCATCTAAAAATCTAGATCTATTGCTTGTTAAATAACCTAAATCTATAAAATAGAAATTTAGAACGTTTATACCTTTGTTTATTAAGGGGTATATAATTTGTTTATAACTAAATGTCAAAGGTATAATAACTATAGAAAAATTTAATTTTAACGAAATATTAGATACTATGTCTTTACACTTTTGAAAAGTATCCGCTAAGTTAGAAAAATTTTCTTCTGTGTACTCATTAGGGGTAATTTCATCTTTTAAATTATTTACCTTTCTTATATCATCGTCTCTTAGAATAAAAAACACCTCTCCTTCTACATTTTTAAATTTAGTTTGAAAATCAGAATTTTTTAACCATGCTAACATGTTTGTAGGCCCTGATCCGGGGAAACCAAAATTAAATGAATTAAAATCACTACTATATTTTTGAAATAAAAAAGGGAGGGTTTGATTGTCATTTAGACCTTCTCCAAATGTCTGTGAATCTCCAAAAAATAGAGCAGACTTTTTATTTAAAGAGTTATTTAAAGGAGTACATCTTAACCCGTTCTCATCAAAATTGTATATTGCTTCATAGACTAGTGCTCCCGGGTATGTTAAACTTTTTTCTGACTTTGTTTTTCTAATACTAGCTTTAGAATTAGGGATTCCTATTGACCCAATACCATCTTCTATAAATTTTGTATAGTCCTGTGGGTGAGTCCCGGTAGATATAAACTTATTATTCTGAGCGATAAATTCTTTTGTACTCTTACTCATTACATTGTATATTTAATATTTGTAATAAAGTCATTAGAGTTTTTAAAGTATGGAAAAGTATCGTCAAATTTTTCTTTTCTAATCTTATCTAACTTATCTGTTATATCTTTACACTTAGCCATCTCTTCATACTTAAAATCTTTACTAATACTTCTTTTATAGACTGTATCTAGTTTATTCATTATATCTTCGATAACATAAGAACTAACTCCGGTTTTTTGCAATTCAGATTTAAAGCCTCTTAATCTCTCTGCAAATTTAACTTTAAACCGGTCTGGTAAAAATACAGTATCGTAATAAGTAGGATAATCGATAGGGCTAAAGAATAAAGTTCTAGCTCCAATAAATGCCTCTTTATCTATAAAATCTCTTTCTATAAAATCTAAAACCATGTCAAATAAATGAAGATAATTTAAAGTACCGTATGTAATTGCGTATGCATAATCTGTGTGTTTTACATTTGAATTTTTATAATCAATAACATTTTGATAAAAAAGTTTATCATCATATCCTTTCCTTACATATTCACCAATCTTACCTACTCCGTCAATACTAATATATAACTCTAAGTTAGGAAATTTTCCCCAGTATTCAAAGATATGTTTACCCTTAAATGACATGTTTGAAAAATTAGTAGAGTATCTTATATTTACATCTGTTCTTCCTAACTCTATAAGCCTATCTAGTATTTGATAATGTTCTGGCATCATTAATGGTTCACCTCCTGCAAAATAAATTTCATCTACACAGTCATAATGTGGTTCTAACATATCCATAAAAGATGCTTTGTCATTTATATTAATTAAAGCCTTTTCTGGGTTCTGTCCTAACGCTTTTGCATCAGAATACCAAGAAGAGCTTAAACCTAAACCACAACTCCTACATTTAAAATTACAAAAATTAGAAATACGTATATCCCATAAGTGTAAATTCATTATTTTGAGATTACCGTCACTGTCAGTACTGTCTATATAATCTATTTTATCCCAGTGTTCTTTATTTATTCTCTGTCGATAAGATTTGTCTCCAGTTTCTTCTAGATGATAACATCTTCTACATGAACTTATTTTTTCATCATTTAACATACCTACTCTTGTACGTTTCATTGTATCATTATTCCAAACTTCTTTTAATGTCTGATCATTTATGTTCCCTACAGGTTCATTAGAATTCCATATACAACAAGGGTATGTTTTACCATCAGGCCATGTATGGATTGATAACCAGGGTGCTAGACAAAAAGTCTTAGACTCTTTTAATATGTTTTTATCAAACTCCATGTAGACTGTGTATTATTCTTTTATCGTTGTATGAATCTAGTACTTTTATTTCATTCACTAGTTCCTTATAATTAGGATGTGCTTTATCCCATACTGCTTTTTTTATAAACTCTTCCTCTGATAGTACTCCCCAGTTTAATATCTTATAATACTGTATGCTAATATCCCTTTGGTTCTTAAATATACTGTTCATAAGTTTATAGAAAGGAACTATTTCTTTATAATTATCATTTTGAATAACAAATGACAGTATAATATTTTTAACTTGAGTTAAAGAATCTATAAACTCAAGGTTTTTTATTAGAAGATCCCACTTTCCTCCTTTTCTTACGTTATGATAAGTATCAGCATTTGCTGCATCTATAGAAATTTCAGCCGATTGTATATAAGGTTGAGCTAGTTTCATTTTTTCCCAGTTACGTTTATTCCATAGCATCCCATTTGTATGAATATGTATATTTTTCATATTAGGGTATTTTAGTTTATCAAACTTAACTAACCATTCAAATAATGCTTCACTATAAAATGGATCACCATATCCGGACATAGACATAAATTCTAAAGAATCACCATAAGAATTTTCTACATCTGATAGTATCTCTTTAGATTTTTTTGTAATATATTCATCATTTCTTATAAAATCTATTCTACAAGACGGACAAGCTAAGTTACAGGCACTATCAAAAACTACTTTCATTGAATTAGGTAACTTCTGTGCGGTCAGTTCTTCAACTAGTTCATCTGTTTTAAGTTTTACTGGACCTGATGGTCTGTTATTGTTTACTACATCGTTAAGATGAGGACATTTATCTGTTGAGCAGTATTTAAATGAACCATCTAGCATTGACTCTCTAGCTGATTTTGCTTTATCACTATTCCAATTATCATGTAAAGAACCATTTGTCTTAATATCTAGAGACATCCATTCATTACAGCACATATGTTGACTATTAACGGTTAGTTCCGTGTAGTTAAAAGGGTTAGTACAAATGTAGTTTTTTAAATCCATTTAAAAATAATTTTTCCATTCTGGTAAGTAGTCAATTATGTTTACTTTTCTACCTCTATCCATAAGTCTGATAAAACTATAAAATCTATTCACATCTTTTTCTGTATGTTCTCTGAATAGCTCTATTTTAAGTCTTTGAATCTCATCTTCTCTCATATGTTCAATATTTTTTAAAATATATTCTTTCATTTTCTCAGGAATTAAACTTACGTGTAGGTGGTCTGGGTAGTGTACATAATTGTGAGAGATTTGAATATCATTATCTAAAGTCCATTTTTTAAAATTGTCCATATTAAATACATTTAACGAACTAACAGTTTGACAAACCTCTAGTTTAAAAATATCTCTATATTCTAAAATTTTATAAAAATATTTCATAATTACTTCCCAATTAGACGGGTACCTTACGTAATGGTTTCTCTCTTCTAAATCATCGATTGAAAGCTGTAATCGAACTCTTCTAAATTTTTTCCATAGTTCTATAAAATGATCTGGCATCTGTGTACAATTAAGACTATAGTGTAAATCTATATTCTTACAGCTACCGTCATCAATAAATTTCTGTAAAAAATAACCATGTTCTTTAATCATGGTAGGTTCTCCACCGTTAATCCATACTTCTTGTAAGTCTTTGCATTTCAAATATAATTCATCGTAAAAATTATAATCTCTAAACCATTCAGTTTTTATCTCATTTTTAAAATAATCTTTTTCAAACTCAGTACCTTTAAGAAATCCTATATCTTGATGCCACCTATTTGAAGAAAAAGGGTTACAGGTAGTACATTTCAAATTACATACTGTCCCAAGTCTTAATTCAATATAATTATAATTTACTTCTTTCAAACTACCATCAGGGTTTGTGTTTGGAAAACACTGTTCTATAAATTTTTCGTACAGTTTATTAGATTCTATTCTTTTTGATTCTACTCCACCGTCTTCATACTTAAAACATTTTTGACACACTGCTGGTTTTTGTCCGTTTAACATTTGTTTTCGAACTTCTTTAAATTTTTTAGAATTAGCTATTGATTCTAAACTATCTTTAGAGAGAAATAAGTGAGCTCTATCATCATTATCTTGTGCTGCTGTTGATACTCCATCTTTCATATCAGTAACACAGCACGGAGTAACTGTACCAATCGGATGAGTTGCTAGGTGTATCCAAGGAAGTACACAGAAGGACTTATCTTTATTCATTAGTTATTGATTTATATATTTTTTCTACTTCTTCTTTTAACTCTATATCAATAGCTGTTAGAGTATTCCAAAAAGATGTGTTTCTTTTTCTATCATATAGAAAATGTTCTTCAAAAAGTGATGGAATAGCAGATTCATGTATTATACCGGTATTTACATACTTTACTAGGCCTTCTAGTTCTAATTTATACTTTTCATCTACGTCTTTGTAAAGTTCTGGTAATTTGTTTTTGAGACTATCTGGTAAAAATCTTGGGTTTAAGAATAGAGGTTCGTAAACTTTTGCAAACCATATAAAAACTTTTTTATCGTCAGTATTCCCTTCATTAATAAACTGTATAAATTTAGGTATTTGAAGTAAACACATCCAGTTTACTGCCATGGATACAGACATTAGTATTTTTTCTTCTCTCCATAGTTCTCTGAACTTATAGAAATTATATTTAACCTCTTCCCATTTAGCATTCGATCTAACGTATTCAAATGCTTCTTCTATTCCGTCGATACTTAGAGAAAAAGAAACTTTTTTAAAGTTCGCTATTAGTTTATTAATGAACTCTTCATCATAGAATGTACAGTTAGTAACTATACTTAAATTTACATTTTTAGACCAGCCTTTTTTTATAAACCTATTAATTAAGTCGTACCAAGCCTTACTATAAAGTGGTTCCCCACCTAAGCAGTTAAATTTCCTAACATATGGACCCCATTCCTCTATATTCTCAATAAAGTAGCTTCCCTGACTAGATAACTGTTTATGTGGTAAAGTTGGTATATAATTTTTTCTAACGCTTATTAAATTTTCTTCGTCCGTATAAGTTAGTACCTCTTTATGCCAAGTTGAACTCAAGTGAGGAGAACAAATTCTACATTTTAAATTACAAGAATTATTTAATATTAACTGAAAGTCTATTGGGTGTTCTACTTCTTCTAGTATCGTAGTATGAATGTCCATTTCAGGTAGTTCATCATAGTACCTTTGACGTGAACTAACCATTCCTATTTCTTCATCATCCCAGCATGTAGAACATTCTTTAGGTCTTTCTCCATCAATAAATTTTTGACGAAGCTTCTTCATATAATCGCTATTGTAAATTTCTTTAACACTAGATTTTTGCATATAGTAGGGATTACCGTCTGCGTCTTTTATATTATCTTTAAATATACAACACGGTCTTACTTTACCGTCTGCATCATTTGATAAATGATACCAGGGGTACAGACAAAGGTTTTTCATATCTGCTATATTAAACTGCTGTTCCACCAATCGTAAACTTTTTTATTATTATCAAGATAAATCTTATTCAATACTCCTTCATTATTTCTCCACTTATCAACTTTCGCTAATCTCTCTTTACCTAATTTTAATCCTTCTTGCCAATCCGGGTATTGTTCGGAGAATACCTGTCTATTTTTTAGGTCTTCAAGACATGTTATCCAGTAATCATATTTAGGATTGGCTTCTACTTTAGGTTTTATATAATCTAATATGTCATCTATAACTTCATTGTATAGATCTCTGGGTAATACTTGAGGGCACATCATTATGCTGCTATCAAAAGCAAAAGTAGTTTTTATTGTTTATTAAGAAATAAAAAGTCTTTAAAATTAGCAATCCAACTATCCCATTTAATCCCGTGTCTTACATATTCAACTATTTCACCTGTTCCGTCTATCGAAGCACACATCTGTACCATTTTAAAGTGTGGTAACATATCTTTTAGGTTCCAATGCTTATATTTTGATCTAGAAAAATTACTATTATACCTTATCCAAACGTTTTTAGCTAAATCATTATCTATTAAGTACTGCATAACCTCCCAATGTATTTCCCACATTAAAGGCTCTCCTCCTACCCAGTAAATTTCTTCTATTGTACCGTTTTTAACTGCTTCCCATAATTCTTTTTCAGCTACATCTCTTTGAAAGTTTTCTATAGCCGGTTTATTTTCTTTTCTAGCCCAAAAATCAGTATTTTCTTCTTGATCGTAATCTCCCATCGCTCTTCTTTCTGCTTCCCAAGAAGAAGATAGTTGATCCCCACACATTCTACATTTAAAGTTACAAAGATTTTTAATTCTATAATCAAATGATATAGGTTTCATATCAGTATGACCATCGTCTCTAGTCTTCTCAAACGCTTCATCTATCTTATTTGGAAATAGTGTCTTGTTGAAGTAATCTCTATAGATAGAGACATTAAGTAACTGGTCGTTACATACTTGACACTGGGGTATCTTTTTACCGGCCATAAGATCTCTTCGAATACCTTTCATATATTCAGAGTTCCAATGATCTTTTAATGTTCCTGGATTATAAGATGAGTCTTTGTCGGCTTTATCTGAGTCTAGGTACTGTGTAGCCCATTCTGCTTTTTCTCTAGAGGCACAGCACATCCTTCTTTCACTTTGAGGTGAAAGGTAAGTATGAGACCAAGGTGCCATACAAAAAGTCTTATTTCCATCGGAGGGTTTTACCTTCATGTTCTATTATTTTACTGTCTTCATGGTTAAAATCATAATTCAATAGCTCATAACTATCAATATCTTTCAAAAAGTTTATAAGAAGATTAGCTGCTGATTTTCTGTTACCGGTATCATCAATATGTCCTGGATGTATGTTATAAAATTTAACTTCAGGGTATTGACTTTTAAAAAATCTATAGTAATAATCTTCATTAAAAGTTTTCTGAGCTCTATAAAAGTAATTTTCATCTAAATAACTTAAAGAAGTTGTAAGGTTGATAAAATACTTAGGCGCTCTATTTAAACATTTTACCAGGTAGGAATGTCCTATTGTTATACTTACTCCTTCTGTGTTAAACGTTCCTTCTTCTACATTTACACCTTGGTATTTACTGGCGTTTGCTATAATTAAGTCAAATTTTTTATTATTACAAAAATCTTTAATATTTTCTTTATTATTACAATAGTCTAGATTTAATTGGCTTTTACTAGCAAAATAAAAATTAAAAGTTGAACTAACTTTCTTTACTTCTTTTATAAATTTACCTTCTCCACCAGTTACAAGAATATCCATACCTAAAAGTTTAATGATCTATACTAACATTAGCTACTACCACTTTTCTTAAATCCTGATTCTTTACCTCTATACTGTGTAATGTCTCTTCTGTGTTGAAAAAGAATACTCCTTTGCCCATCTCTGTAGGGCTCTTATGGTAGCATTCTCCATTATACCAAAATTCTGTAGAGTCTTTATTATCTTCAATGTTAATTACAAATGATCCCATTATTAACCTATTATCGACATGTTTTACTAATTCAAATCCTTTTTTATCGTAGCATATCATTCCTCCAATACTTGTATATGACTGTAAAAATTCTTTTAATGTTACGTAATCTCTATAAGGGTACAGTCTATTAAATTGAGCTATAGTTCCACTATTATAGTTAATAAGCTCTACTAAAGAGTCAATGTTTAAATATTTTTCTAAGAAATCAAAATAACTAGTATCTTGTAAATTATATAAGTTTATAATACCTCTTAATTCGTTCTGTGAAAGTTTACCATTAATAGATTCGAATAAATTTGAAGTTAATCCAAAGGTATTAGAATAGTATTCTGCAAAATAATCAGAAAAATCTAAATCAAATATGTAACCGTATCCTGGGAGATTCTCTTTTATTGGAACATTTATTTTCATATTACTTTACCTTTTTAACTTGACTTCCTGCATGAGTAGTAGTTTGATCTTTTTTAAGTTGTTCAACCAAATCAATCATATCGTCTTGCTGCTGATTATCAGGTTCAATATACCCTTCAGATCCTGGGTTAGCCCATTGAGGGTTCAACACCCAGCCTTCATCTTTAGCTTGTTTAAGTACCCCTTCAACGTATCTGTTTGACTTAGCATCATCTCCATCTATTAATTTAGTCAACGGTACAAGATTAGTTTCAGGTATATCTAAATACCAATTTCTTAACATAGGAAAAGCTTCTAGAAAGTCCTTACCTCTTCTTTTATCGTACTGTTGGTAAAAGGATCTAAAATCTCTTACCCTAGATTCTAAAGAAGATGTAAATTCATGTCCTGTATCTACTTTTTTGATATAGTCTATTAATCTAAGTAAACCATCTCTTTCATAATCCATAAATCCATTTTTACCGTCATTCCAGTTTTTTTCTAACCAAGCTTCTATATGAGCTGCTCTTTCTAATCTTATATCAGTAGGTAGAGTAACAATAGATTGAAATGAAGGAAAGCGTAAAATGTTAAAAGATAAGACAGCAGCTTGATTACCATACTTCTTTTTGAGTTTTAACATTTCATCCATAAATTCAGTGATTGAAAATAAACATAAACTGTTAATTGTCATCATTACGTTTACAGACTTAATATTACCTTCTTCATTTACTCTATACATATTCTTTAACCAAACATCCCATTCTAGTCCATATCTAATATATTCTGCTTGTAGACCAACTGCTTCATTAGAAGTATATATCGAAAAATCTTTAAAACTATGAGAAGATTCAATTAGAGCATCGAGTAATTGTTTCTTTTGCCCTAAATTTGAATTAACTGCAAATGGTACTTTACAATCAGGATTATTTTTCCACCACTCCATAAGTTTCCAGAAGTCTGGTGACATAGAAGGTTCTCCTCCTGTTACTCTTAACTCTCTTAAACTAAATTGTAATTCAGCTTCCCACCATTTCCAAAATGCTTCAACATATGGGTTTCCTTCATTCTTTCTTCCAAAAGGCATAGCATGAGAACCGTCATGTTGAAATGCTGCTGCACCATCTGATACTAAATTTTGGTATGGTCCATTTACTTTAATATCTTTTTGCCATGTAGTAGAAAAAGAAGAGTTACAGTATGAACAAGCAAAGTTGCAATTGGCATCAAATGCTATCTCTAACGTTTTAAGATCCACATCCTCAGTATAACCCATTGTCTCTTTCGCATCTTTAAGTTCTTCATCTGTATATATGACTGATTTATAAACTCTATCAGAGACTTTATCTTTTCCTAAATCTTCTATCTTCCAGCAGTATTCACATTCCTTAGGTCTAATACCTTCCATCATCTGCTTACGAACTGCTTTCTTATATTTAGTATTGTGAAGTGCTTTGTAGCTAAACTTTAATTCTTCTAAAGGTATTTTATGTGCAGGAGGGTGATGACAAGAAGTTGTTTGTCCATTACCTAACCAAATTGTAGCATTATACCATTTAGCTCCACAGAAAGAAGGAGAAATACTATCTATTGCTCTATCTCTATATTCTTGAAACGTTTCGTTCTCTTTTTTTGAAAAAACTCCCATTATATTTTATGTATAAAATTTAAATTACCAGTTATATCTATATACTTATCAAAAATTCTTTCTTCAAAAAAATGATCAGCTAGTATATTACCATCTTGAAATACACTGAATCTTAATAGATCTAATTCGGTATAATTTAGGTTAAAATCGTTCTTTGGAAAATTACCTGCCCCAAATATAATATGAGGAGATTCACTTATACCAAATGTCTTATCTTCTAATGACTCATTTACTACCTCTTCCTTATTTATAAATACTTTAAAATACTGTTTTGGCTTGTGATCAAACTTTACACTTGTATTTACACCTGTATCTATTATCTTAGGTAATCTATAATATCTTGGTTTATCTTCGTATGTAATTGTTATTACTGTTTCATTCTTGTACAAATCTAAACCTGTATATCTTGGAACTAAAGCAAATACAGTTTTTTGTTCTATAGAATTATCCTTTAATATAAAGTCTAAAGTAAACTCAAAACTCTTATCACCACTCAGAAGTAAGTTAGAAGGGTTTTCAGGAAAAGTATCACAGATACTACTTGGCCAAAATAACCAAGGTTCACCTTTATTTATATTCAGCATATAATTCTTTAAATTGAGGAAATGTTCCTAAAAAGTTAGTATTTCTTCTATTATCATACTCATCTACAAACCTTATAAAATCTTTTCTATATTTATCTTGATCGAAATTTGATGTTCCTATTGAATAATCGTATAGTCTTTTAATCTTTTGTATTTCAACATTTGAAAATCCGTAATTATCTTTTGTAAATTCCTTAATACCGTAGTATAATGCTTTTTCAGCTGCTTTTAATATTAATTCTTTTTGTTCTGGTGTAAGTATTTTAACAGATAAATGTGTAGGCCATCTAAGGTACGCTGTATCTAACTGTAATGCGGATACCCAGTATCTTTCTCCATTCGCGTGTTTCTTTTTATATTCAAAAACTCTATCTATTAAGTCTGAATAAGAGAATACAGATAAAGCATTATAAGTGGCCATAATATTTATTGTTACTTTTGGTAATTCTGTTAATATTTTATCTATATTAGTCCAAAACTTTTCATATTTTAAACCAAACCTACTATATTCAGCTTGAGCACCGGTTGCTTCCACTGAAGTAAATACTATAAGTTCTCTTACCTTGTTATTTTCACATAAATCTTTAGCTATTTCTATAAATCTATCTACTAGTTTATCTGGTACGCCTAAGTTAGTGTTTATCGAAAGAGATAAGTTAGGGTTAATTGATGGGTTATCTCTAATGTACTCTAAAACTTTCCATACATCTTTGGACATTAAAGGTTCCCCACCGGTCATTCTAAAGGTATGTAAATCTGGGTATAAATCAGGCCACCATTTCCAAAATGCTTCTACATAAGGATTAAATTCTGATTGTTTATAAGGCATTTGATCTCTTGCTTTTATATCGTCAATAGAATTAAATTTATGTTCTGTTGGGTATCCCCCATATTTCTCTATTTCTTCTACCCATTTAGATGAATATTGAGGTCCACAGTAAGAGCAAGCAAAATTACATGCATTACCGAATGATACTTCTACGTATCTGGGGTTGAAATCTTTCCTCCAGTTACTATCTTTAATTTTATCAAAATCATTTAAAGACCATGGTTCAGCCGATTTAAATACTCTATCTGAAAATGAGTTTGAATTTTCTTCTATATTCCAACAGTAATTACATTCAGAAGGTTTTTCTCCTTCAAGCATTTGTTTTCTTCTTTTTTTCTTATGTCTAGTATTATGTAATGCCGATGGGTTACGTTTAAGTTCAGCTAAAGGTATTTTATGAGGAGAAGGGTGGTGACATGAATGAGTCATCCCCGTTCCTAAATGTAAAGTAACTTGAGTCCATTTTGCTAAACAGAACCCACATCCTACCTTATCTAATTTCTTTTTTACCTCTGTTGGTGTAATCATAACTTAATATCTAACATCTTAGCCCAAGGTGTTAATTTAGTTTCTTTTACTAATTCGTATTTTAATTGTTTTATTCCATCTCCTTTGTAATCCCAGCTTCCTTTTTGCATTTCTAATACATATCTTCTTTCATTTCTTGCTGTTGTTTCTCCTTTTACAAACTTACCATCTACTATTCCTTCATCAGGATGTGGTAAACATCTCATTCTACCTTCTACTCTGTGCGGTATTATAGAGTTAGGTACTTGCAGATCTTCTTGTTTAATTTCTGCATTAAATATTTCTATATTATTATCTTCTTTATTAAGATCAATATCAATGGTTAGACCTTCCATAGGTTTATTATTATGAAGAGATTTAACTTCTTCAGGGCTAAGTGCTCTTTTCCATGCCTGTACTTTTGCTATATCTCCCTTAAAAAACTTAAAGCTACTATCTTCAGATTCAGATGGTGACATACCTAAGTAAAAATCGTTTGATCCGTAACTTTTTAATTTCCCTGAGAATCTTAATGGGGAAGGGCTCCCTAACCCTACTTTTGAATCTATCTCTGTACCGTTTAAGTATAGGTGAGCTAGATGTTTTTTATCATCTAACACTGCTGTTACCCAAGACCATTGTTTATCGTATCTCTTCAACCACATATAGTTATGTTTATTGAAACTATTCCAAAACGTATAAGAAACTGCCCTAGAGTTGTTAAAAGATAGCCCGTAATCATATCCTGGTAGTCTAAATATAGGATACTCTACATACTTTCTTTTTTCATCCCCTATTAAAAAGACGTTATTTTTATCAGGTTGTTGGTAACATCTAACTAATGCTGAAATTGTATGTGATCTGGTTGTTAATCCTCTATACTCTTTTTGATAAGGTATTTTAGCATACGAATTTTTTCCATTAAAAGATATATACTTTTGATTATTTAATTCTACAGGTAAATAACTATCATTTGTCATACCTTCTAAATGACATCTCCAAAATAGATCATCATCTTCCATGCCCCAGTCCCAATAATCATTAGAGTAGCCATTTGTTGCTTCCACTTGTTCTTTTGTAAATAAAACAGCACCTCCAAAATACTCATGATATTTTAATTGATAATCCATTTGCTGTATTTTAGTGGCTATGTGTCTAGGAGCATCTGCAGGGTAAGAATAATCAGCACCACCGTCCTCATCAGGAATCATATCAATATCATGCCATACTATATAATCACAACCATCTTCAAAAGCATGTTTAGCTCCTATATTTTTAGTTGCACCTCTGTTAAAGAGTTTATCATCTACTTGATGAACAATATATATCTGAAAATCTATACCCTGATTTTTAAGGTACTTACCTATTTTAGGTATAAACTCATTCATATGCAATTCTCTATTTCTATACGGTACGCAAACTCCTAATTTATGTTTCATTATGTTAATGCATCTATTTTTATATACTTATCTTCTTCTATTTTAATACTACTTCTATACTTACAAGTAGAAAGGCCGTCTTTACTGTAATTACTAGACCCTGAGTTTGTAAGTCTATAATATCTCAATTGGTTTTCTCTACTACTCCAATCTTTCCAGTAGCCATCTACGTAACCGCCTTCACTGTGTTTTAGTAATTTATATACTCCTTTCCTACGGTAAGGAAATTTTAATCTGGATACCTTTGAGGTTTTCAAGTATTGAATTTTAACATTTTGTATTTCACCATCATTATAGCCACCAGAAGTATCTAATAACTTATTTTTTAATTTAGAAAAATTACTACTGTCAAAATATGCATACCATCTATCTTTTACAAAATCGTTTGTTTCGTTTAATGGTTTATTCGCATCACTCATAAATAACTTTCTAACTTCCTCTAAAGAAAGTTCACCGTTTAAAATACCAAAGTTACTTATACTTCCTTTAAAAAACTTTTGTTTTTTATCTCTAGTTGGGTCTGCTACTCCAAGATATAAGTAGGGTTCCTCTTCATATAACCTTAATGCTCTATTACCCCAGTACTTTGTTCCTACTTCTTTACCGTTAATAAAATACTGTACTCTATTTAACTTAGGATTAACATTTATGAAAACTTGTAAAGGAAGATTAGGTATAAAATCTGATGTAATAGAAACTGGTGTATTATCTTTTAGAAAAAGTTCAAATTTATACCTACTAAAGGAATTAAACGAAAGGTTTAAATCAAGCCCTGGTATACCGAATACGGCAAACTCGTCTGTAATTTCACTAGGATCACAGTCTATAACATCTGGGAAGAATGTTACTATGTAGGAATACGGTCTAACAGTTCTGTATTTGTTTTTAATCCTTATAAAAGACTTTTTACCAGAAAAATACATTGCTTTTTTATCTATATTAACTGTTCTATAACTTTCGTTTTCAAGATAAAGATCTAATTCTCTGCATCTCAATAGAAGATCATCATCTTCAAATCCCCATCCTTTATATCGGTTAGAATATCCGTTTATTAATTGGAAATCTTTTACTGAAAATAGTGTTACTCCTCCAAAATAATTACGTTGTATAGATCTGTTGAAATCTCCATCACTTATAAAATGGTTAGCAAGCTGTAAAGGCTTATCGCTATATGTATAATCACAATCTACAGGTAACATATCTACATCATGAAAAACTACATAATCACATCCTCTATTTATAGCTTCTAGAAACCCTATATTCAATAACTTACCTCTATTAAATTTTTTCTTATCTATTTGATCTACTACAATAATACAGTATTCATACTCTAAACTTTTATTAAGATAGTCTTTTATTTCTTTTAAAAAAAGTTTAAGCTGTTTTGCCCTATTTCTGTAAGGTACAATAACACCGAGTTTGTGCATTACTCAGTTTCTTCTCCTTTAGCAACTTTCATGTATTCAGATAAGTAGTACTGTGTTCTATCGCCCCATTCGTCTTTATCTATTTCTTCAAACCATAAACTTAATGCATCTAAAGAATTAGCTATAGATTCTAATGCTTTTACTTGCCTTTCTTCTAAACTTGTATTTTTACTCATACTAAAACTATTTTATTTGTTAATGACGACCAATTGGAATAGTCCTCATAATTAATATACGAAAATTCTTTTAGTTCTTCAACTAAATACTCAGGATTCTTTACATCTATTTTCCAATTAGAATCCTTTATAGCATTGTACATAACCTTATATTCATCGGAATATGAATAGTCTTGTTTATTCTCTGCTACTTTTTTTATTCTTTCTACACAGGTTTCATCCCATTTAAAATGGTGAACTTGTACAAAGCAATCTTCTATCGGCATTCTCTTAGGGTGTTCTTTACCCCAGCTATTGGTACCGTCTTGGAAATCAGCATAATGCTGTCCAGGAGTAACCCATTGGTGTCCTTTCATTAAAGTAACTTTGTTAGGACAAGCACCGGACATTGGATATCTAAAAAACCCTGCTAATGGAAATTCTTTGTGAATATCCGTGTCTCTCTCAACTTTTGGAAAAGTACCATCTTTACCTATACGGTCTATGAACCCACCGGTAACAAAGTCATATCCATATCTTTCACATTGTTTAATAATATAGTCGATGTCGTCTGGGTATACTTGTAGTTCGTCATCGTCTGCTACTATCCACCAATCATTTGGTTTGGTGTTTTTTACTATGTTATATATTTCAGTGACCTTGTTCCAGTTATATTTATCTTCTGTAAATACCATAAAGGGTTCAATCCCGAGTTCTTCTATCTCCTCGAGTATTCCATCGTCTTTACCTTGTCGGTAAACTGCAACGTGTATTTTATCTACCTTATCCTGGTAGTGTTTTAACATATGAGGAAGGATGTGTGTATTCTCTCCTACTACGGTAACTAAATTAAGTTTACTAGCCATTCTTTATTCTCTATTCTATTAATTATATAGTTTGCAAATTGTTTATTTCCTTTCCAGCTAAAATGTTGGTCTTTAATTTCGTTATTAGTTGCTTCAAAAATTGTTTCATACTTATTATTACCTAACCATTTTTCAGATCCTACTGGATAATCATTTTTCCATTCATAGTGACTCCAAAATAAAGTGTTAATTCCCCTATTTTTTAATTCATATGCTAAATCCTTAATTAAATCAATATAAAAATTTTCCCAAATTTTTTCATAAGGTCTTACTTGATTGTCTATAAAAGATGTGACTATTTGTTTTTCCTCTTCATTATGCCATTGTTCAAAATCTCTTAGTCTATAGGCACTTATACTGCTAATATTTTTTTTATTTCTACTAATAGATAAGGTAGATTTTACATCGGAATCACTTATAATTACTATATCTCCTTTTTTTATATTTTTTAATGCTCTTATAAAGTTAACTATAATGTACATAGTAGCACCCATCTTATAAAAAGGTTTTTCTTCTATCATATTAAAGTAATCAGATACGATTTCCGTCCAAAGTTTATCTTCGGGTTTTTTCCATTGGTAGTAAGGTTGTTCTGGTCTACATCCGGCACCCCAAGTAAAACAATCTCCAAAAAACCAAATTTTATTCTGCATGTCTTAATATTGTTAATCCTGTTGAACTCGGTTTTGTATCTAATATACCTTCATTAAAGAAATCAAATCTTTGCCATTCATCTGGTATTTCTTCTATAAACTTGGAAGGTCCTTCAGTAAAGCTATAATGGTCTTTTATATCTTCTGTTACTATATAACTATCTTCATAATTTTTATCAGTATCATGTATTGATATAATTCCGTTTTTAGATAGTAGTTTTGAATATTGATTAAAATCTCTCTTTATGTCTTTGTATGTATGACCAGCATCTATATGTAGATAATCAATTTTAATATCTTCTTTTACGAAAAAGTTCTTATATGCTTTTTCAGTAGTTTCATTTATAACTCTAGGATAAAAAGTTTTTCTAAGAAAACTATCTTCTTCTAACCAATCTACATTTCCTCCTATCTTGTTAGCTGCATCAACTACATATGTTACTCCTATATCACCCCAATTGTAGTCTCTATCTCCTTCAAATATACCTGTATCGTATAAATCTACTCTTGCCTGGGTCATGATACGGGGTATAAAACCTCCTCCTGATCCTAGACATACACAAATCTTAGCTCTCATCAACTGTATAATAGAGTATATAAGTAACCCGTCTCCTAAATGCTCGTCAGTAGCACCATGAGTCCAT